GATCTACCCCGTACTCGTGCTGCCAAACAGTCGTCAGTCCCGCCTCAGTCCTGAAGTCTGCAGTCTCAGTCGCAGCATTTAAGCAAGTTGCAGAGATGGTAACTGTCAGATTGTTAGTTGTATTGGCAGGTGCAATCGCAGTAATGGTTGCACCAGACGTTACATTATTAGAAACAACAACTTGACCTAAGGCAATCTGGTTGTTTACAGCGGTGGTAAACGTATTGTTTCCAGCTGAGGTCGTAATCTGTTGAGCAAACACAGACTCAGATACAGACAGCTCAGTCCCGGCATTGACCGGATAAGCCAAGACCTGAGAGAAGTAGCCTGCAGACCGACGAGCACCTACAGCCGTTCCAGCGTCGTACCAAGTATTCTCACGGACGTTGTAGATGATGCAGTCGTTGCACTCTGTAGAGTCACCCTTGGGGTAGAACCACCAGATTTCCCCGTACCGTGGGACTTTAGTCACCCAGACCTTCTGTCTCTGACTGTAATTCAGGTTGTCAAAGAAGTAGTTCTGGTTCATGTTGTTAGGGATTTCCTTTACAACACCGTTGTACAGAAGGAACCTATCAACACCAATCCAGTAATAAATGCCATCGTACTCAATGACACATTGAGAGGACAGTATGGATGTCTGCGTCGAAATAATGTCATAGCGCCAGTAGATCGTAGAAGTTGTCCCACCCACAGTAATCTGCGTCGGAGCATAACTAACCCTGATCAGTGAATCCAACGCCCAGAACAGCCCTGACGGAGAGTTAGAACCTCCTCGAACCGGCAGACCCTTGACTACCTTCGTAGCTGAAGCGTTTGTCTCATTAGCGTCTGCGCCGTTCCAGTTGAACGGATCGCCAGCAGAACAGTTCTTGATTAAACCATTGTTGCCATACACAAACACGTAAGGATGTAGAACACACAACCCACCAGAGACTTCAATCGTTTGACCTGTAGGACTCGGGCCGTTGATGTCTTTCAAAGGAGTTGTAACAGATCCCCCAATAGGAGCCGCTAGAACAGCCGTATTTACTGTGCTGTCAATCTGCCCTAGGTTGTGCCCCGGATGAGCTAGAAGCAGCGTCTGACCGCCCTGTGAGTCAAACATGGAGTCAAACTGCCAGAGGTTGTACTGGCTGGCTGTGAACTGACTGTCTACAGATGTAACCGCAACATTACAACCTGATCCTGTACCACCAATACTTGCATTGCTGGAAGTTAAAACATCGCCGGATAGAAAGTAAGAGCCATTGCTGACAAAAGACAGGCCGGATACAGCATTAGCACTAACAGTGACATTAGCCACCGCTCCAGTTCCGTCTCCAGATGATGTAAGAGTGACGTTGGCATAAGAACCATTTGTATATCCAGAACCACCGTTGATCGTCCCAATCGTTACGATTGAGCCCCCAAACTCAAAGTCAACCAGCCCCGATCCCACTCCATTATTGTCCACGGTGAGGGTTTGGAGGCCAGACTCATGTCCAGAGAAAATCGTGTTGACTCCATCCTCTGAATTAACAAAGACTCCACGCGAAATGCCCGTGAGCTTGTTGGATATGGAGCGAAAGCCCAGAATCTTCCTCGGGCGTCCACGCTGGAATCTGACCCAACGTCCGTCTGAGTAGAAATTTTTGTCAAAGAAAGTCCCGTCCCGCTGAATCCCGGGCAAAGTATCTATGCTGAAAACCTTCTTTGTCATTAGAAAGTACCGCCAGCAATACCGCCAGTAAACGTACCAACACTAGCACTTACATTCCCTGTAAACGTCGCAGAGTTTGCTGTAATGCTTCCATTTATGGTCAGACCAGTAGCTGCCAGAGTGAATCGCAAGACTCCAAGAATGGCAATGTTGAACTGGCCTGCAGCAGCCCTGTAAACGCCTGTAGAGCCTTCTGATGCAAAGCTAAGAGAAGGAGAGCCTACGTTACCGTTACCTAGTGCAATCGTCGTAGAACCTGCCAAAACCGTGTTGGCGTTGAACAGGTTTACAGAGTCACAAACCAGAGTTGCCTGTTGACCTGCGGCAATAACAGCTGTGGCCCCAGAACCCGTCGTAACTGTAATCGTGTAGTCGTTAATACCACCCACAGTTTCATTGACGATGTAGTACACCTGAACTGTAGGAGGCACTACGATCGTCACGTTACCTGCAAGAGTCCCTGTGTACTTTTGAATGACGTTAGACGCCTCAGAAGAGGTTAGGGTAAAGGTTCCACCAGCAGCTACATCTTTAGTCAACTGTGTGTAGTTGAACAACGTAGACTTGCCAAGGCCAACAGTGTAAAAAGCCGTGCCCGAGCACACCACCATGCACGAATCGGTAGGCTGCAAAACGATGGAAGCTGATCCATTGATCAACGTACCGCCAGACGGAGAGAGAGTGAGTGCCCCCGTCCCGCCATTACGGATTTGCATGAACCAGTTGTTCCCTAACGTCGCAGTAGTATCAAACGTCAGTGTTCCAGCACCACCAGTCCAGACGTAAGTCTGGGCACGGAAAGCTGTTGTAGCTGTAATGTCAGTGCTGAATGTAGCTACAGGAGTTGATTGGTTTAGAGTTGTTGAGAGAGCAACAAGGCCATAGCCTGCCAAGGTAGCTGCGTCAGCAGAAGAAGAACCAACGCCAAAGGCAATATTGCCCCAAGTACCTTCATTGTCAGGGTTATCAGTAATGTAAATGTATTTTGACTCACCGCTGGCAACCGAAATAATAGTGTTGTTACCGCCAAAATCCATGACGGTAAACGCATTGGAACCTGTGTTACGGATTAGGGCATCGTTACCCACAGACGTCTGATCTGCAGGTGGCATGTAAAGAGCTAAGTTGGTCGCAGAAGCTGTGACCTCAAGAATCCTAGCCGTGTAGTTAGACGTAGCCGTACCATTGATAGGCCACTCAAGTTGAGTGTTCGCAGACAGAGTGACTTCTCTGTACGAAACGTCAGTGGGCTGTATGACAGTCCCAGTAAAAGGCGAGTTGTAGCTCATTTACGTGTCCAGAACAGTTGCCTGACGATCACCAATACGCTGCAAGTCTTCAGTCTTTAGAGTCTGTATGATCAGGTCATACTGGGCTTGCCACATCGGGATACGTTCATCGTTCCGCAAGAAGGGCATTGCCTGCAGTAAGGAGCCATACAAAAGAGCCTGTGGCGCGTACTGTGTGAACCAGTTGGTTTGGTTGGAAGAGTCAAGCGGCTGTACCCGCTCGTAGTAAAGGACTTCAAAGGTATAGTCAGTCGCTGGTGTAGGAGCAACCAACCAGTGCGTATAGTCGTAGTCTGAGTAATATTTAGGGATCCCAGTCTCAGTAGGATCAGGCCAGTATTCCCGCAGGTACTCATACTTTCTAAGAAAGACAGGCTGCTTCTTACCGTCTACTGTGACGTTCATAGAGACAGTCTTGTGCCAACGTGCAGGCTTGTTGATGACAGGCTCATTTGCCGTCATCTGAGATTCCATCGGGAGTAAGTTGCCAAGGAACTTGATCTGGCTGGCAATGACCTGCTCAGCCAACATGATGAAGGTAGGAATCTTCGCCAGTGTCGCGGCATCAGTACGCTCAAGGTAGGACGAGATGTCCTCTACCAGTGAATCGTATGTCATTACAGCTGCTTGCGTCATTAACAGTTACCTTTCTTAGCCTTGGCGCCATGAATGTTGGCAACCAAAGAGGGATAAGGTGTGCCAGTCCTTTTGGCAAAGCTTTTCGCAGCTTTCTTCTGGTTTGGACTAAGCTTCTGAGGCTTCCCAAGCTTCTTGGGACGGGGTTTTTCCCATACTTCCTTCATTGTATGCCTCCATTATCTTAATGTAAATATTACATAAACAATTACTTGTCAGCCTTAGAGTCAAGCTTCTTGAAAATCTGCTTACAGATTTCTTTAATCTCATCTATGTCGCGGTGGTAATCCTCTTTTGTGACGTAAGTTTTCGGCATCTCACGGACATCCTTGTCCAGACGCTCAATAGCCTTAGTGATGTTGTTAAGAACCCAACCACCAAAGAAAGCTGCCAATCCGATAATGATGTTGAAAACCATCTGATCCATTCCATTCCTCTGTTAGTTACCCCTGCCGATAAGGCCGAGTTCCCTTTTTGTCAATAATCAATGCCATTTTTCTAGGCTTGGCGTCCCGAGTGTTGGGGATGCTGACATGCGTCCAACCCCCACCCTTCACAGGATCAGAAAACTCTCTAATTACTTGATCGAATGGCAACGAAGATGCAAGGATTTTCTTTACCACTTGGTCTGGCACCATCCCACTCACTCTAATATCCGCTGCCGTTCCATGACAGTGTTGGCTGGTTTTGGAGCCCTTTATAGCTGCGTTGACCTCAGGACTACGATAAGCTGAGTTCACGCTTATTGGCTTGCCTAAAAACGCCCTGAGAGCCTCTAAAAAGGCCGCCAGCCGCCTGAGATTCATCAGATGGTCGTTCTGCGGAGTGTTGTCTAGCCCGTTCCTTGCGGCGTAGTCGCTGACAG